CCTCTGGCGCAAGATTGTGGATGTCATATCTGGATAAAGAAGATGATGTCTTGCGTTATCAGGGTCTAGCTTTTAGTTGGATAGGCTTTGACGAGTTGACACAATGGCCCACACCATTTGCATGGAACTACATGCGCTCTCGTCTACGGTCCACTGCACCCGATCTTCCAGTATATATGAGGGCTACTACTAACCCCGGAGGTAGAGGCCATCACTGGGTTAAGAAAATGTTTATTGATCCTGCTGCTCCAAACAAACCTTTTGAAGCAACAGACATTGACACAGGAGAAACTTTAAGGTATCCTGCAGGACATGAGAAAGCAGGTAAGTATTTATTCAAACGTAAGTTTATACCTGCTAGATTAAAAGACAATCCATATTTATCACAGCAAGGTGACTATGAAGCCATGCTACTGTCACTACCAGAACAACAACGTAGGCAGTTACTAGATGGGGATTGGGATATTAAAGAAGGTGCAGCCTTCACAGAATTTGATAGGAATATACATGTCGTTGAACCTTTTCGCATCCCCAGTAACTGGGTCAAGTTTAGAGCTTGCGATTATGGCTATGGGTCTTTTAGTGCCGTACTTTGGTTTGCTGTCGCACCAAGTGAACAAATAGTAGTATACAGAGAATTATATGTAAGCAAGGTACTAGCTACAGATTTAGCTGATAGAGTTCTTGAACTAGAAGCAGAAGATGGAAACATAAAGTATGGAGTGCTTGATAGTTCTTTGTGGCATAAGCGTGGTGATACTGGTCCTTCGTTGGCTGAACAGATGATAATGAGAGGTTGTCGTTGGCGACCTTCAGATAGATCAAAGGGTTCACGTGTAGCAGGTAAGAACGAAGTACACAGACGTTTACAGGTAGATGAGTTTACAGAAGAACCAAGAATGATATTCTTTGAAAACTGTGTAAATACTGTGGCACAATTACCTGCAATACCTTTGGATAAAAAGAATCCAGAAGATGTAGATACACATTCAGAAGACCACTTGTATGATGCTCTAAGATACGGTATAATGTCAAGACCAAGGTTTAGTGTATTTGATTACGATCCACATGGTACACCATCAATGGGTATGAGAGTTGCAGATAGCACGTTTGGATATTAAGGAAAAGTAAATGGCAGAAGATAACGAAGTCTTTATTGAAGATGACGCAGTTGTTTTAGAGGACACAGATGATACAGATGTTGTGGATGCTGAAACGTCAAAGATTATTCCATTTATTATGGAGAAGTACAATCGTGCAGAAGACTATCGTAGACAAGATGAAACACGTTGGTTAAGAGCATACAGAAACTATCGTGGTATCTATGGGCCAGAGGTTCAGTTTACAGAGGCTGAGAAGTCTCGTGTCTTTATTAAGGTAACTAAAACAAAAACACTTGCGGCCTATGGGCAGATTGCAGATGTACTATTTGCAAAGAATGCATTTCCAATTAGTATTGATCCTACACAATTACCAGAGGGTATCGTAGAAGATGTATCATTTGATCCTGCACTACCTGATCCACTACGTGAAGATAAGAAGTCTGATCCAGTATCCCCATATGGATTTAATGGTGATGGTAAAGAGTTTCCTGCAGGGGCTACATCAAAAACATTACAAGAGTTACTTAACCCAGAGTTAGATAAAAAACTAGAATCAATTAAAGGTGTTAAAGAAGGTGCAGGTACAACACCTACATCTGTAACGTTTAGCCCTGCAATGATTGCAGCTAAGAAAATGCAGAAGAAAATATATGACCAGTTAGATGAGTCATCTGCTTCTAAACATTTACGTAACACAGCATTTGAAATGTCACTCTTCGGTACTGGTGTAATGAAAGGTCCATTCGCTGTGGACAAAGAGTATGCTAACTGGGATGATGAAACAGGTGAGTATTCACCTACCTTTAAAACAGTGCCACAAGTATCACATGTATCTGTGTGGAACTTCTATCCTGATCCAGATGCAAATAATATGGATGAAGCACAGTATGTAATTGAACGACACAAGATGTCACGTTCACAAATGCGTGGGTTAAAGAAACGTCCATACTTTCGTGCTCAAGTTATTGATGAAGCAATATTACTAGGCGAGAACTACGACAAAGAATACTGGGAAGATGACTTATCTGATTATGCACCAGAGCATGGTGTAGAAAGATTTGAGGTTCTTGAGTACTGGGGTATGGTAGATGTAGACATGCTTATAGAGCAAGGTGTAGACATACCAGATGAATTAAAAGATGTAGATGAGCTACAAGCAAACGTATGGATTTGTAACGGTAAACTAATTAGAATGGTTATGAACCCATTCAAACCTGCTAAGATACCATACATGGCTGCGCCCTATGAACTAAACCCATACTCTTTCTTTGGTATTGGTATTGCTGAAAACATGGATGATACCCAAACATTAATGAATGGCTTTATGAGAATGGCTGTTGACAATGCTGTATTATCTGGTAATCTTTTAATAGAGGTAGATGAAACTAACTTAGTTCCGGGCCAAGACTTATCAGTATACCCCGGTAAAGTATTCAGAAGACAGGGTGGTGCTCCGGGGCAAGCTATCTTTGGAACAAAGTTTCCAAATGTTGCAGGAGAGAACTTACAGCTATTTGATAAGGCACGAGTGCTTGCAGATGAGTCTACAGGTTTCCCATCCTTTGCACATGGACAGACAGGTGTACAGGGCATAGGACGTACCGCTAGTGGTATCAGTATGCTCATGGGTGCAGCAAGCCAAAACATTAAGAATGTTATTAAGAATGTAGATGACTATCTACTACGCCCACTAGGTGAGGGCATGTTCCGTTTTAATATGCAGTTTGATTTTGATCCTGAGATTAAGGGTGACTTAGAAATCAAGGCACGTGGAACTGAATCACTAATGGCTAACGAAGTACGTAGCCAAAGACTTATGCAGTTTATGCAAGTTGCGTCCAACCCAACGCTTGCACCATTTGCTAAGTTTCAATACATTATTCGTGAGATTGCAAAGTCTCTTGACCTTGACCCTGACAAAGTAACTAACAACATGAGTGACGCTGCAATACAAGCTGAGTTAATGAAAGCATTTCAGCAAGAACAACAGCCTCAAGGGGGAGCACCTGCAGGTGTAAACCCAATGGATACATCAGGAGCAGGTGGTGGTACAATAGGTACAGGCCAAGCACCAACACCTCAAGAACAAGGATTTAGTGGCAATGCAGGACAGCAAGGAGCACCACAACAAGCTCAAGGCACTGGTGAGCAACCAAGCCCAGTGGTCTAAGTTCGAAAACTATATAGACTTTCTTATTGAGCAACAACACCGTACAATGGAACAGACAGGTGAGTCTGTTGCTATGTATAGATCACAAGGTGCTATCTATCAATTACGAAGATTAAAACTATTAAGGGATGAGGTTTTAAAACATGGCTGAAGAAATAGAATACCCTAGACGAATTGATGCAATTAAAGCATATCTTCGTAGTCTTTTTGAAAAAGAAGAAAAACCAAAGAGAACAGGATTAAAAAGGGGTGAAAAATCATTAGCCGAACAAATTAACTTTGGTGGTAAGTATGATAAACCTGACGAAAGAGCAGAGGGTGGTGTTCTTGTAGGAGAAGACACAGGTAAAACAACACAAGCAGGTCGTACTGTATATAAAACTCCTGAAGGAGAAATGGTATCTGAAAAATCTACTACTTTTAAGTATAAAGGCAAATGGATAAATATTCCTAGTATAGTAATGGGTGAAAAGTTAGAAGATTATGAACTAAAAGAATTACTAGATGAAGGTTTAATTGAACCAACAAGTATACACGATGAATTAGAAGAAGCAGAAAAAGCTGCAGAAGAAAGAAGTGATAGTTTAGAATACAGTAGAGGTGGTACTCCTATGGACGAACAAATGTCAATGTTTAAAGAAGGTGGTCTTCTTGATGAGGGTGGTGAAGTAGACGAAGAGTCTGGTAACGATGTTCCTATTGGTGGTACAAAAGAAGGTGTACGTGACGATATACCTGCCATGCTAAGTGAAGGTGAGTTTGTATTTCCAGAAGACGTAACACGGTATCATGGCCTAGAAAAACTAATGACACTACGACAAGAAGCTAAGATGGGTCTAAAGAAAATGGAAGCAATGGGGCAGATGGGTAATTCAGAAGAAGCTACAATACCAGATGACCTACCATTTAGTATGGATGATCTACTTGTAGTTGTTACTGGTGAAGAAGAAGCAGAAGGTAAAAAAGATGATAAGCCTATAAAAGCACAGGCAGGAACATTTGTACCTGCTAATCAACAACTAAACAATATGGGTGTTATGGGTTTTCAAGAATCTATGTATGGGCAACAAGGATTACAAAATCCTACAGCAACAGTTATGCCACAAGTACCTGCAAGTTCAGTAGCCCCGACAGTACAAGCACCCCAACCAATGACAGGGTACAGTGCTCCAACAGTTCTTGCAACACCAGTAGAGCAACCAGAATTTGTACCAGAGCCAAGTGATGTATATAAACCTGTAAAGTATATCAACCCTACTACTGGTGAAACTATGACGATTAATGAGTATCAAGGTAATCCAGTATCTGCTGTACCTGCAGGGTTTATTCGTTATGATGACTACATTGCAGGTGGGGGCAAAGACCCTAATAAAGATGTAGGCACAGGAGTAGAAAGTACTTCAGTAGAAACTGCACAAGTTGGTGGTTCTTCTAATGATGAACGTAGAGAAAATATAGCTAGTCTACAAAAAATGAGAGATGAGCGAGAAAGAAAAAGAGTAAAAGAATATAACAAAGTATTTGATACAGAATCAGATGAATTTACAAATAAAAATAATGATAACTATATAACAGATGATCAACTTATATCTGCATACAAAGATCAAATAAAAGCAGAAACTGTTGGTGGAGTTACGACACCATTTTTAGGTCCTGCAGCATTTCTTCCTCGTCTTGGTAGAGGTAAGGTAGAAAGAGCAATGGCAGCAAGATTTAAGGAAAATTGGAAAGAGCTTCCAGAGTTTAAAGACATTACACGTGGCTCTGTTGCTAAAGACGCTGCTGCAGAAATAGGAAAAGATTTTAAGAAAACATTTACCGCAGAGGGAAGAGAAACTTTTTATGATGAGTATAATGCAAAGTATGATGTAGCAGATGATAGCTTTAAGAAAAAATTTGGTGGAGCAGGAACTGGTTACACTGTACTAGAAAGAGATCAAAAAACAGGAAAGGTAACTAAAGCCACAGGTGCTCTAGGTGTACGTGAGCAACAATCGTTTGATAATGCAGTTGATCGTGGTGACAATGCAGTTGCAGACCACTTTGCATTAGTTGCATACCATCGTTCTGCAAAAGACCAATTTGCTAGAAATAATGCTAAAGATATTGAGTTAGCTAGAGCAGGTGATGAAGATGCTAAAGGAAGATTGTATGGTGGTAGTAAATCATCAGGTGGTGTAAATTTTGGTAACAGTACAATAGAAGAAATAATTAAATACGGTGGTAGTTCAACTACTGCAGTAAACGAAGGTAGGGCAGTTAAACAAAAAGGATTTAAACAACCTAGAATAGTTACCGATGATGAACCTGCAGGATCACAATCATCAGATAAATCAAGCTCAAGCTGTGTAATTGCAACACATGCTGTAGCAAGTGGAGCATTCCATACATCTGATAAAGCCAATGCCATTGATTGGTGTAAGAAAAATTTACATGATAAATGGTGGGGTGAAACTATGCGTAAAGGTTACAGATACTTAGGACGCAAACATATAGCAAATGGAACTGCAGAAACTGTATACAAAGAATTTAAAGAGTGTATAGAATGGGCAAATGGTAAACGTGACTTTACATTTAAGATTGTAGCTAGATATTATTATCGTGTAGCTCAGACATTTATCGTTGGACTTTTTATAAAAGAGGATATGTAATGGATATAAATGATTTAAGAGGTACAGTTCTTCAACGTTTTCAAGAACTATCAGATGAAGAAAAGGGTATTTTTGATACTATAATGGATTCTCCTGTAGGTACTGTAATAAATAAATTAGTTGGCCCAGAGTTAGATGAAATATTTTCTGAACCAGAAAGTGAAACAGATAAAATGTTAGCTGATGACATGCCTAACATGCCTAGTAGAGATCAAGCTTTTGGCGGTAGAATGGATAATCGAGAAGATGAAGACATACCCGATTTAGCAAGAGACATGCCAGAAGAATTTAAAGAACCTATGGGTGACATGCCTCAAGAAATGCAACGTGAGATGGCATCACGTTAAACGTGCCATATATACTAGCTACTCATCCCCCAGACAACATGGCTACGGTGGCCCTAGAAAGGAAATAAAATGCAAGACGCAATGGTAGAACAAGTAGAAACTAAATCTGCTTTCATAAATAAAAAATACAATAACGAAGACAGACTAAAAAAAGATGAAGAAGAACTAGAACAACTAATGGCTGAACAAAAAGGTGAAGCAGTAGAAGCTGAACCAGAACCAGAGAACGCAGAAGAGAAATCTTTTAAGAAACGTTATGGTGATTTACGCAGATATCAGCAGGAAAAAGAAAAAGAACTTGCTGCTAAGATAGATGCATTACAATCACAACTAAGTGAAGCCACTAAAAAAGAGATTAACCTTCCCAAGTCAGATGAAGACATAGAGGCTTGGGCATCAAAGTATCCTGACGTAGCAGCTATTGTAGAAACAATTGCAATTAAAAAGGCAAAGGAACAAGCTGCTGTATTAGAAGAACGTGTTAAAGCTGTAGACGAATTGCAAATGAATGCATCTCGTGAAAAGGCAGAGGCAGAGTTACTTCGATACCATCCTGACTTTGAGGACATTCGTGAAACAGATGACTTTCATAACTGGGTAAACGAACAACCTCAGTCAATACAGGATGCTTTATATGAGAATGCTAGTGATGCTAGAACTGCTGCTCGTGCAATTGATTTGTACAAAGCAGATAAAAACATCACTAAAAGAAAAACTAAGAATACAGACAAAGATGCTGCACGATCTGTGAATGCACGTAACTCACGTAGCAAACCAGATACAAGTGATGGTTCAAGAGCAATCTTAGAATCTGAAGTGCAAAAAATGTCTGCACAAGAATACGAAAAGTCGTCTGATGAAATTATGGAAGCTATCCGTACAGGCAACTTCGTATACGATTTGTCTGGTAATGCCAGATAATCTATTGACATATAGAAAATTTTAAGTATAACTATATGTATACCGTAAGTGGCACAGCCCCTGTAGAGATGGAATACCTGTGCCTCTTGCAAACTTAGCAAACAACATATTCTTTCGGACAACCTGATGTCTCATGGCCCATTGAATGTAGTACAGGCCAGTATTACACAAAATGCACCCTAGTAGAGTTAGCCTCTGTATAGTATAGTTAGTTTTGCATCTGTCGTGCTCAATGCTATAAAGGAGAATTATAATGGCATTTTCAACTGCAGCAGGTTACAATAACTTACCTAACGGTAACTTTTCACCAGTAATCTACTCCAAACAGGTGCAACTTGCGTTCCGTAAGTCATCTGTTGTTGAAGCGATCACAAACTCAGATTATTTTGGTGAAATTGCCCAGATGGGTGATTCAGTCAAAATTATCAAAGAGCCTGAGATCACTGTTAAATCCTATGCACGTGGTACAACAATCACTCCTCAAGATTTGGACGATGAAGATTTTTCATTGACAATCGACAAAGCAAACTATTTTGCATTTAAAGTCGATGACATTGAAGAAGCTCATTCACACGTAAATTTCCAAAGCCTTGCAAGTGATCGTGCTGCGTATAGGTTATCCGACCAATTTGACCAAGATGTTCTTGGTTACATGTCTGGATACAAACAATCTGCTCTTCACGGTAACGCTAATACCACTAACAATGTAGTTAATGGTTCTGTTGCTGTGTCAACTGCAGGTACTGATGAGTTGCTTTCCTCAATGAAGTTAGATGGTTCTGACTTTAATGGTGGTACTGCAAATCAATCAATTGCACTTCTACCAAGAACTGGTGGTGCAACTGCTACACCTTCAACTGCAGGTGAAGCAAACCCACTTCAACTTATTGCTCGTATGGCTAGAAAGCTAGATCAGCAAAATGTTGACACATCTGGTCGTTGGCTCGTTGTCGATCCAGTGTTCATGGAAATCCTTCGTGATGAGGACTCACGTCTTCAAAACGCAGACTTCGGTGAATCTGGTGGTATCCGTAATGGTCTTGTTGTAAACAACCTACA